CTAAACTGGCCGGACCAGTTCCCCACGACATCTCTAAGCTAGGTAACCAACAAGGTCCTATATGTCCTATGCGGCAGTTTAAGGCCCCATTTCCCGGCGTGGCTCCCCACGTACTCGGAAGATGGTTCACGGTCTGAGACCAGCCCGCCGTTTGCCATAGGCACCTAGCATCGAGATAAGATCCCCCAGAGGTCGTGTGTTCCAACCTGGAACTCACTCGATGACCAGCGAATCAAAGGCCTCACGCCAAAGATCCAACTCATCGAGTCCCCTCGAATCCTCTGCTGAAATGTAGTCACGAGGAACTACACTCAGCACCGGTGGATGAACACGGAAACACCGGTCCGCAGCCAACCGTCCGACGAAAGACAGCTGACTCCTTACAGGAGAAGACCTGTAAGAGTAAGTCCGACGAACTTGACCGATGGACGGGTCAAACTCATCCCTCTTCCTTCCCTCACGCCCCGAAACCCAGAGGAGAGATCTCACGACCTCACTCTCCAGCGGCGTTGGTTGTCTCCCACGAACAACCATCAAAAACTCGGAAGTCACCAAGGGTGGCTCAGGGAGTCTCGTAGCTAGTCTACGATGTCCGAGTGTCTTCTCTCGCTTGAAAGAAGCATGGGATGCAACATGCAAACCAAGTTGAGAGGGAAGAAATCCCCACGCTCTACCGATCCGAGCCCTGACAAAGGAATCGGACCACACTACAGATGAGCGCACAGCCGAGGCCATGTGCATCATCCCCGCGTAGTTGGTAAGAGCACCTCCCCTTCTTAAGTGGCGTACTTCGCGCCACTTCCCTCTCCGTCTGAGAAAAGTAGTAGAGTTTAGCTCTACTACGTTCTCCGCTCGTATCGTCTTCAAGTCGTTCAAGAGATACCCCGAGGGGTAGTCCACCGCAGCGACAGGTCTAGTGGCAGAAATGACAGTGTCATCACCATTAACTAGGAAACGAGCGTTCACATCAAAACGGGCCGCCCAACGAGCGGCACAGTAAGAGTGGACACAAAGGAGGGGAAAAGAAAGGTAGGTTCCCATCATCTGTCCATGCGACACCATCATAGATGCACCCCCGCTACCCTCAAAAACGAGAGCAAGCGAACTATACGCAAGAGAACGTATACTGCGGGGGACCTTCACCGAGGTGAAGAAAAGAGCATCTAGGATGGTCCTTGTGACCGTAAGGTCCAAGTTGTCAGTCGCTGACACCAAATCTACCGAGGTTTGGTGTCTCCCTTGAAGGACAGATTCCATCAATTTCTCGGTCGGGGGACCGCAAAGAAGCCAGGGACAACGCCGCAAAGCGCCATAGAGGCACTTGTGGAGAGGTCCAAGCAGGTCGATATTCTCATCAGGAATGAGAAGAGGCCGAACCTTACCGGCCGACAAGACTTCTTTGTAACGTGCTGTGATCTCGGGCTTCAAATCCGTTTCACGAAGACACACGTTAAGAAACTCTGACCTGCGCCCAGCCCACAACAAGTCCGCACGGGACTTCTTGCGAGAGCGAGCCGAAGCGTTGGGTAGATGGTTGCCGACAAAGCTACCATAGTCACTATCCCAGCACGCAGGTAAGATGCGGCTAACTTCACTTCTAACGAAGTCAAGATAGTCACTTGATGGGGGAGGGGGGCTTGAAGTGACGGATGCTTCCCACGACATCCGGCAGGACGGAGTATGACGTTTACAACCTGCGGGCAGGTTGCGCTTAATTGAAGAGAGACTCTGGGCCAACTCCCATCTCTCATGACGTCTTAGACGCTGAAGAATACAGCGCCCGTCCCTAGAAAGTTGGCGCCTAGGGAAGGCTACAGGAGCGCGCTCCTTACCCTGTAGCAAGAGGAACGAGAGGTAACGTCCTAACCAAGCTGGTTCGCAGTCAGGCAACTCAGAATACGGCAAGCCGTATCTGACCCTAACAAGCTGCAAACCGTTGTGGACGACCTCCTTGGTATTACGAGATGCGCGAGAGCACTCGTAACACCGCCGAACTTCTGAACCGCTGGCGGAATTATCAGAAGGTTGGTCAGTTACGCTGACCAAACGGCTACGCCTACTGCAAGACAGTATGGTGGCGAACTAGGCTGGAAAAAATCCGGAGTCTAGTGTTTCC